TGCTTTTTGAATAGCTCCTTGTCCTCACCATAGACTTTCCAAAAAGCCTGAGTGATGGGGGCTTTTTTGAGGAGTCGAACGCCTCGCTTTGTATTGAGTTGAATGGGATGCGACCACTCAACTGTTGCCATCAAATCGTGGATGTTCATTTTTCGATTTCTGAAATGAGTTGAGCGAGTTGTCCTGCCGTTAATTCACAAGGGCGGCGAATGATAACCTTCTTACCTCTTACTTGGTAGAGAGCAGAAGGCGACTGAAGAACATCTTTTATTTCAGCAATGCTACGCTTGTCTTCAAGGTAAGCTCTCTGTGCGCCAATAGACCGGACTTGATCGCCATCAAAGGCTTGCTTGCATTGAGCGGTTGTCATGTTCTCAGGCTTAACCATGAGAGTTGAGGATTCCTTGCCTTGCATGACAAGTAACTCAACTGACCCTTCAACGATTCGCTTTTGCTCAGAGTATGGCAGGCGAATCAAATGACGGGCAGCGGGGTAATCTGCTACCAACAGGCGAGGGAATAATTGCTTCCTGCCTAACTGTTCAAAGCGGGTTACAATGTCTTCAGTCAGAAACTCTGACGATTCGGTTATTTCTTGGATCGTCATGTTTTGCTGATCCAAAAGGTTGACGATGATTTCTCCTGCTTTTGACCAGCACTCAATGCCCTGTGCAACGAGGCTGACGAACTCACTTACTTGGTTGTTTTGTATTTCGGTATTCATTTTATTTATTTGGTTTTGGTTTTATTCAGATGCGCTATTGCACCTAAAGTTTTGAAGAAAAGAATCGTGGACTCTTTAATTGGTTTAAGTTTTTTAAGTTTTCTTGCGGCGGATTTTACGATTGATAATTTTGATATAAAATTATCTGAATCCATAAATTTACGTGAATCTTCCCTGCCCCATATTTCCGACATTTCTCCAGAAACGAATGCGGTTTTTGGTTTTACTTTCATTAGTTCCCAAAATGGGGCATCGCCTGCGATATGAAACCCCTTTCCATTTACGCTTCTTTTGGGGATTCGACGAAAAAGCCAAGGGCGTTTAGAGTATTTAACTTCTTTATTACACTCATACTGCCATACTAATCCAGTGGACGGGCAGATATATGGAGGATTGCAGACAACGCATTCGGTTATCTCTCCGAGTGATTGATTGTAGAAGGAAAATGGTTCTTCAAAATCTGAAGGCTCAATTTCCTTATCAAATGCAGCGTAAAGTTGGCGATAAACCTTTTTATCTTCAGCATTAATATAATTCACCGCTTGATCTGCCCGAAATGACGGGTATGGAGCATCACCCCAGTCTGATCTTGATCGTTGAGAGGCTACCTTCTCCCCATCTTTGAATATCACTCTGTCATAATGAACATAGGTTTTGGAAAACCTTGGGTATAAAATTAGCTTCATGGGTTCCTCCTCGCTCTATCTAAAGCCGCTTTGCATTGCATCATAATCAAAGAGTCTGAATCTCCATAGCAATCTAAGACTGCTTCGAGGGCTTCCATTAGCTCGCGCTTAACAGACTCACCGGAAAGGTGAGTGTCTTTAATACGGAAAACTGGTTTCTGTTTGTGTAGATTAAAGGTTCTCATTTTTTAGTAGGGTAGACTGTGGATTTGATTTTTGGAGCCGTAGTTTCGTTGACTTTTGCAGCGGCATTCCAAAGGTGAATATACGCCTCTGGTGGAAGGCAGGTTCCGTGTGTAACTGTTTTGTGTGGTGTTATTTTCATTAGTTTTGGTTGGTTTGTTGTGGAGGGAAATTTATTGACAAGTTAAAGGGTATAGAATAGAAGAAGGTATGAAGCAAGAATACAACGCTGAGACACTGGGAACACGCCGCAGGAAGTGGGACGTTGCGAAGATTGAGCAATTATACATGGCTGGTGCGGAGCTTGGCGACATTCTGAAGACTCCAGAGTTTTCTAAGTTGTCTAAAAATTATTTGAAGAATTTGATGGTGCAAGGAAAGTGGATAGCGAAGCGGCTTAAACTGAGAGAAGAGGTAGCAAACACTTTGGCTCCAAAGATGGAAGACGTGATGCGGAGGGAGACAGAGAACCATTACAATTTCATGCTCGCCCAAATCTCTGAGGAGCGAAAACAGATTGAGATTAGGACTAAAAGCGGGAACATTAAGGATCAGGCCGGAAGGCTCGACGTGTTGGCGCAATACGAAAAAATGGCTACCAGAGCGTTGGGATTGGACGAGAATAATCTTCACGATAGGAAGGGGTTAAACATAAATGCCATGATCTCGCTCCACGTGGAAGGGCCAAAGAAAGCGGATGACATTACTATTGTTCCCGTGGAATGTTCCAACGCCGTGGAGGGGGAGATTGAACCGCTTGAAAGGGAACAGTAGGGTAGTGCAAAGTGTGTCATATAAAAGTATGGACAAGGGGATAGAATAGGATTGGACTATTTCTACCCCTTGCGGAGGGCTATTTCCAGATTGGCCCGAGGGACTCCAGATAGCGATACATTGGCTTGTGTGGAGGGATAAGGCAAACTCTTCCATCTTTGCGAATCCACTCGCAGTCTGTTAGTTTCCCTTCTGAGTCAAACCATGCGGAGCATTTGCCAGTGAATTTACCTGTGATCCTGTGGAGTGCGAATGACCCCGGAGAGAAAATGCCTCCGGGGAAGATAAGTTTCTGAATCATGCTTTCCCCTTTGCTTTACGGAGGGCTTCGCGTGCCTTGTCGGCGGGAACCGAAGAACCTGTCAGTTTTTCCCCATCGATTGCGATATAATCCGCAAGGAGGAATTCCAATGCGGAAAGCAAATCCGGTGCAGCGGCAATGAGGTTTGCATTGGCAAGGTTTCCGCTGTGGAGGGCGCAAATTTCGCTTTTTCCGTGTTTGATGATGCCCCAAGTTGGATCGTGTTTCCAAGGGGCGGGAGTGTGGAGTGTATTATTCATTTGAGGCTTTGATAAAGTTTTCCCTGACCATGTAGTAAGCTAATACCGCATTGAATTTTTCAGCGAATTCCAGCCTATTGGAATAGGAATAGAGTGTGATTTTCTTTTCTGACTCGAAATATCTTTTCGCGTCATTGTCTTTTTTTGAGTTGTGCCAAATGCTCGCGCAGTGGAATGCATGATTGCTGGCTTGATTTTCGAGGAATTTATCCATGTTATTTTTTGGTTTTTGGTTTTAGGTTTATGCTCTGGGGAAAGCGTGGAAAGTAAATTATCGTAAACGATCATGCCCGCAGGAATGCGTGACAGAAAAGAGGAAGGGTAACATAGCAGGCTTAGAATAAAAATGCGGCAAAAGGCGAATATGAGCGATGCGGGAATGAATTGAACATGGCCCGCAATGCGTGAAAGGCTACAATAGGGTAAATATCAGGATTGCGCCAACTGTGGAAAGGACAAGCAAGAGGCCAAAAAATCGGTTCTTTGCTCGATTGTATTGGAGTGAAGAGGATAGTTTAGACATAGGATTAGATAGATGCGATAGCTTCAGCTTTACGTTTGCTTGTGCCATGAGCGCGAAAACCGATGATCACGGAGCGATTGGCTTTGCTGCATAGTTGGCAATTTGCACGGGTGATGTCATCACGTTGTTGAGCGGGACAAACAATGCCTTTTCTGCCTTGTGGAGTATAAAAAACGTCTTGGGTAGCTTCTGGAACTACGCAAACGACAGGCCCCGCTTGCAAATCAATCAAACGATCTGCATGGGTCATGTTATTCGCTGACAGGTTGACTGTAAATCCTTCCCGATTGGCAAAGCGAACAGCGGCACGATTGCCAGTAGATTGATTAGAATCACCCTCACAAGGTTTATGCGTATAAGTAAATCCGCGCCTGCCTTTATTCGCTTTCACAATTTGCGCCAATGAATCGGAGTCGATAGCATTAGACAAACCGGGCAAATCGCCCGCCTGATTATGTCTCCATACCTGACCATTTGGAAAGGAGCGGATTTGACGTGCGAGGATATCCAAAGAATCACCGCGCTCCCATTTGCTGACCTTTAGCCAATGAATAGCCAAAGGGCCAGAATCGGCGTAACAACCGCTTTTCTTGAAAGGACAAACATCGGGACAAGTGGAAGCTTCGGACGTTGTAACAGGAATGGGGCCTGTCTTTACGTTGGACGATGAGAGTGTGAGATGGATTTTCATTTGTTTTGATTTGCGATTAACTTTGCAAGGGCATCAAATGCGCCTTGCAATTCAAGTGTCGGTTTGTTGGTGGCTTTAGCATCAATCAATTTAATATTCAATGATGCGAGTTTCATTTTCAGAGCGTGAATTTGATTTTTAGTCATGTTCATTTTTAGGTTGATTCACACTGGCATTCTACCAGCGCGAAAAGTTTTTTCTGTCAGAGATCAATTTGTGATTCAGTCCGTAGAGCCTTATTCTAAGGGCGTCCGCAGCCAGCACTCGCACACTCTCGCAAATACTCCACAAGGTGTCAATATATTTTTATTTATTATTTTTAGATTAGGGCAAGCATTTGCTATGCCAAATCAAATTTCATTAATAAATGAAAAGATTGAATGAAATGAATAAAGTGAATGACATTTCATTAAAAAATGAAAACCACGCAAGCAAATCATATGCCAAGTTTGAAAATACGTTTCATCTCATCGAATCCGCTGGCTAATTTCGGCAATGCATTTCCCCTTTTCTGGCTATCTCCTCAAATAGCGATTCACCCCATTTTCACCCCATGCCACTATTCCACTCTATCAAAACAAACGCGACAGCGGCCATCGTAGCGCAAAGATTATTGCAAGTTGGTTGCAATATAGCTTATTCCATCTTGCGACTGATAACCTCCGATAAAAGTAGTAGGAGATACCCGCGAGTTTCCAGTCTCAATAAGCCCGGCGTTCATCGCCAATCAATCGGCTGTCATCATGCTATCGACTCGCATCATTGGCCTCACTATATAACAACGCTACGCTGTCACGTCGCACGCTGGTATCTCTCATCATTGGCAAGGTTACGCTGTGACACTGGCAAGCTGTGGCCATGGCTCTAAGGAATCTCTTTTATTCTGTGAGGCGCGAGGGTGTGGGGGGTCTCCCTACCATGCCCAACTCGCGCGACTCCAATGCGGAAAACCCCTCTCCCCATAAAAACTGGTTTTTTTGACTATACGCATCTTTATCTCCCCATGATAAGTCTTATGCTAAAGTCTTATGCTTCGTGCTAAAGTCTTATGGTTATCGTTACCGATAATCAGAGTTCTCTATTCTTGAGTGGCATAATAGTTGATGTGAAGGTTAGCCATACCCTTTGGCGGTTTCCTCTGTTATCGGTTATCTCTCCGAGGTTGAACATCCTGTCTTTGTGTTCATCTTCAGATTTGAATTTATCTACTGTGTCTTTGATTAGTTGGAGTATTTCTTGTTCTTGTTTCATATTATTATTAATGAGAGTTCCCGTTTTATGTGATTACGGGAATGGTGTTCACTTTGACCAGATCGACCCTACGAGCCGCCACAATACCACGTTATTGCTCTCAAAATTATTCTTTGGTGATTATCTCTATAATGAAGCAGGCTACTATGATAGACCAAGCTAAGGTTAGTGCCATTATTTGGTCATTCATAGTAGTTCTATTTTATCTGCCCATAACCACATTGAGTCGTCTTCCCAGTAGCGTTCATTTGGTTCTACGCGGCTCGTTCCCTTTGCATCTGGGTATTTTTCTTTAATGTATTTGAGCATGGCTTTTTTAGTCTTAAATGCAGCTTCTGGTAGGTCATTACTGCATCCTTGTAGTCCGCTTGATAGTATGTAGATTTTCATAATTGGATTAAGGTGACTCCCATTTTTTCTGCTATCTCTAAGGCTATGGGGTCGGATTTGTAGATTTCTTTGTAGAGGACTCTCTTTATCTTATAGGCGGCTATGGTTTTTAAGCAGTCTCTACATGGTAGTAGGGTGGATACCAGTATCTTTCCTTCGCCGGGACTGGTATACCTGAGGGCATTCTGCTCTGCGTGGATGACATACTTTGATCTTTCTTCTCTGGATGACCAGTCTTCTTCTTGGCCTTGAGGAAATCCGTTATACCCTACTGAGGCTATGGAGTGGTCTTCTCTGAGGACTACTGCGCCTACCTTATGCCACGGGTCTTTTGACTTCTTAGCTACTACTTCAGCTATACTCATTGCGTATTCGTCCCAGTTCATTATCGTTTACGATAGTTATAAATTTAGTAACATCTTTTTTGCCCAAGTAGGCGTGTCTTCATCTACTTTGATTGTCCACTCTCCAGTAACCGCTTTAGTCATGGATAGTGCTTTAATTACTTTCTTAAAATTAACTTGCTTAGAATCTACAATTACTTCTTTGGTTGAGAACCTTTCCCCACAGGCACAAAGCCTCCTCCTTACCACATTGCCATCTTTCTTTCTGCTGTTAATGACTTCTGTAGGTGAATCACATTTAGGACAGATCATTTAGTTTTTAGTTTACCAGTAAGCGTGTATTGCTTCATTCCACGTTTTTTGAAGAAGTCTTCACAAGCTTTACTTATTTGCTTTGAGTTAAGTGGATACTTCCACCCTACTCTGGCATCGTCTTGGTCAACATTACCTTCTGTGTCTTTGCCGTTGATTTTCATTTCATTAATTTTGAATCTAAGTATAGTTTTTCAATTTCATCTGGAGTTGCATTGTTTTTAAGCCAATTGGCTCGCCATGAAATTACTCTTACATTTCCCCTTGTATATCCACGTTCTGGAACAATTCTATCAAGAGATGGACTATTATTTTTAGTTCCATCAACTGAAAGTTTAATTCTTAAAACTGGGCAAAACTCAGGCACAACAACATCTTCAATTTCAATATCAATTTGAATTCCTTGTTCTTTTGCTCTGGCTTTTGCTGCAAAAAACATAGATTTTTCTATATTATCTTTTCTATATTTTTTAGCATATTCATTAATTTTGCTTAAATTAGACCTGCGATATGCATCCTCACATTTTTTACAATGTCGAGATTGTCCATCTTTTCTAAAGTTAAATTGATCTTTGAGTTTCCATTCTTTGCATTTATTACACCAATGATGATTATCATCTGGTTGAGTAGGGCGCGTTGCTTTGTGGTGACATGGGTGACATGATTTTATGCGATCCAAATTATCGCATCTTACATTTGTCATAGAGTCGCAATGCGGACACTTGCATTCATAATAAGTTCTTTTTCCAATTCTAATCGGGCCAGATACTATGTAATCTCTCATTGCCATAATTTTATTCAAATTTATTTTATTGATTTTGCCCCGCGACAACGCCATTTTTTCCGAGAAAGTCGGTTTGGACTATTAGGATCGCTTTTCCAATCACCCTTAATCTTCGCTGACCTTGCACAATAAGAATCGCCTTTGGCCGATCCCGGACTAATTGTAGCTCCTTTCTGACCATACTTCACAGTCTTAGTCCTACCAGTCTTGGCGTTCTTGACTACTTTCGTGAATCTCTTTTGCATATATTATAAGTTTATTATAAACCGCACTAAACTTGTTATAACTAAGATTTCTTACCGCGCTTGCGTTCCATGTTCTTCATGGCTTTGGATTCCATCTTTTCGTGCATCTTCTTGTTGCAACCCTTTTGTTTGCCACAACATTTTTTTCCAGTTTCTTTTTTCATTTTTTCTTTGCTGTTTTTGCTGATTGCTTAAATGCTTTTGCAGTTGGTGCGCCTTTGCTTCCAACCTTCCTCATCTTCTCACCGCTACCAGCGGCGATACGTTTTTTCTTTGCGTTAATATTGGAGTAAAGTCCAGTTTTCATTTTTTCTTTTTAACTCCGGCTGAGCGCAATGCAATCGCAACCGCTTGAGAGCGACTCTTAGCGAGTGGTGCTTTCTTCGGGCCTTTTGGATTAACTCCAGCATGGAGAGTTCCACGCTTGTATTCGCCCATAACTTTAGCCACCTTCGCGGCCTTACCTGCTTTTGTTGTTGGTTTTTTCATAATGATTCCATCCCATCTCTGAGAAGTTTAAAAAATGTATCTGATGACATCGTAACTTTCCAAGGTTTATTATTCTTCTTTGAAGCCACTGCCCATGAGATTCCATTAGCATCCCGCTCGGCCTGCTCGCAAGCCTTATCTAAATTTAAGTTCTGAACGCACTTTACTTCAAAGTGGAGCTTACCCTTCAGTTCCTCACAAACTACGTCTGGCGAGTCTTGTCCTCCCGCGAATTGTTGTCCTCGTTTAGCAGTGTAACCCTGAGCGCGGAGTTCATCTCGCCATTGACGCTCACCTCTTGCTCCTTTAGCTCTTGAGTTAATCATAGTGTTTCGTTTTTGATTACGTCTAAAATAATTTTTAGTTTGCGAAGTTCTTCCAACGCATCATCACGTTCTTTGCACAATTTATTAACTTCCAGCATATTTTCCATTACAAGCGTATTATATTTCGCCATTGCCTCGTCGCGCTCTTGCGTTATGTCCATTAGTTTGCATTGAATCTCAACTAATTCTTTATGAGTTTGATGATGCCACTTCATTTCGTTGTCACGCTCGCGCTCCAATCTACGGCAAGTTTCACGCAGCACTGGACACCAATCTCCTCCTGATGCAATGGTTGCTTTATCCGTTTCTGGCGTGTCATTCATGGGAGCATCCTATCCACATCTTGTATCTGTGTCAATACTTTTGTTTCACAGAAATACTGGTTCATGATTTTTACTCCTTCGTTATGGTAGTTTTCTGCTATGCAATACCTTTCTTTGTCTTGAGCTTCCCAAATTGCGTTAGCCGCCTCCAGATATTTTAACCCTTTCGCGTATGCTTGGTCAGTTGTCATTAGTAAACCTCCTCAAGTCTTGAAATGTCTCCACGCATGATAATATCTGTGGAATAATTCCTTGCACCACGGCGGTTCTTCTTGATTGTCAGTTTACTTTTGTCTCCCTTGTGTTCGATATACACTACTTGGTCAGAGTGCATTCCAATTGCCCGTGATTCGCGTAGTCTTCCTTCGTCGTTTAGCTGGGAAGCTGTCAGCATGATAGAATTGTTCTTCAACGCAGTCACTTTCAACCTTCTCGCTATTTCACTAATCTGTCCTTCTCTACTATCTGATCCTTCGCAGGCTATAATTTGTAGATAATCTACAACAATTACATCTGCCCGTTTTTCACCAACGTATCGGTTGATATTGGCCTCAATCTCGTCAATTTCTGACACTCCATCCACGATTTCGATGGGTAACTGGTGTAATTGCAACAATGCGGCACTGATTTTGGCGAGTTCGTTCTGATTTGCATTCTTGTAATCCTCTGGTTCACGCACGGCATACCCTGCAATGTTGCAAGCCATGCGAGTTAAGATGTCTTTTGCCTTCATTTCAAGGCTGAAAAACAAAACCGACTTGTTTTCCATGAGATTTGCGAGTGCTGCTTGGACGAGATAGATGGATTTTCCTCCACCTGTCTCTGATGCTACTGTCATCATCTCTCCTTTGTGCATTCCACCCTTGAGCGCACGATCAACTTTCAATAATCCAGTAGGAAAGAATTCCTTTACAGCCTTTCCTTCCATCTCATCAATGATTTCGATGATCAAATCTTTGACTGGTTTTACTTTTACTGTTCGATCCTCGGCACACTTCATTATCGTTTCCGATAATTCCCGTAAATCGGCTCTGCCTGCGCGAAGGTTTACTTCCTCCTTCTCAATCAGGCTTAGAACATCACGATAACCCTTCGTGCGGTGTAGATGTTTCCGGTAATCATCTGCCATATCTTGGCAAACTTTACCCGAAGCTACTTTCATCGTGCTTAAGATTTCGTGAATCGCATCCTCACCACCCGCCGATTCCAGTTGCCCAGTTGCTTCCAGTTCAGCAATGGCCGAGAACGGGCAGCAAACTCCTGTCCGCTGGTGAACCCCTTGGAGCGCATTAAAAACGATTCTGTGGGCTGGTATGGCGAAGTAATCGCTATCCCATGTTTGTTGGGAAAGGATATTTCTGTCGATTGCGATGAGCGACAACACTGCCGCTTCGCTTTTTTGTGCTATTGGGACTTTTTTCATTAGAATGAATTGTTGTTATGAAATTTGTCTGGGTTGATTATATTTTTTGAGCGGATAACCCAATTAGCGAGAAAACCCCTCGTATATTTTCGATCTGGATGTGATAGCAACCAAGTCTGTGCATCTTTCGCTTCGCGCTCCACGTCCTTATCTGGGTTGAGACGCTGGAGTTCAGCGATAAATTTTTCGTCAACAATCTTGGGGGGGGATTTTTTTCGTGCGGCGGTTGTTTTTGCGTTAGCCTCGGTGGGGGGGTCGTTACGTTGAGCGGTAGCGAAACTTTCTTTGGCGTTAGCCGTATTTTCAGTCGGGAAAAGATTAGTTTGGTTTAAGTCAACTGAGGAATGTGAGGCCACTGCCGAACTTTCCTCTTCCCCTTGCGAAGGGGTTAGGGGTTTTTGTTTCTCTGTTTGTTTCTCTGTATATTGTTTAATATGACGCGCCCGCGCGGAACGAGAAGAATCTTCCACATGGTCAGGAAGAATCTTCCAGATGGATGTGGAAGAATCTTCCAGATGGTCTGCTCTTTCAGAGGTCAAAATTGTGAGTGCAGATTGGCTGATTGTGTAATACTTCATTGCCTTTCCAGACTGCAAATCGAACTGTTTTGACTTAACCAATCCCATAGATTCAAGCGTCCGAAATACCTCACCGATTGTCCTTGTTGACCAAAACGGAAACGAGAATTCGCGCCATTGCTCAAGGGTATTGAATATCCAACGCTCGTCATCCACAACTTTTCCAGATCGTTTTTGACCACACCAGAACTTCAATGTTTGAAGCACGATTGCTTCTGGTAGCCCAATTAGTTTTGCCAAGGTTGGCTGAAAGACGATGGGCGTTTCGTCAATCAATAGATTTGATTTACTCATTTAAAAAAAGGCGACCCCTTGTGACATCGGAAAAGTGCGGCAACAGACGCGTAGGAGTGACAATGCCACAAGGGATCATTTATGTTAATTTACTGACTTTTCATTTGCCTCGGCTCCTACCCCGAAGGTGCAATTTCTCGCACGACTGAAAACTACTACAGGTTGTATTCCATGTCAAGCATCTTTTTTTATCGGTAACGATAATTATTCTATATCGACAATATCAATGTCACCCTGCGACCAAGCATACATCCTTTCGTTAATCAAATCCCAAAGTTCTTCTGCATCTTCTTCGCTTTCTAATTGGAAAATAGCCCGGCGTTCAGCCATACCTTCTGGTGCAATAACAATATCAGACTTGTGAACGATAGTTCCTGCTGTGGCGGTGGCCGCTAAAATTGCCGTGTTGTTTGACCTTATAGCCATAGAGCAAATACCATCTTTGTTTTCGTAAGTTGCGATGAACGGGGTTTCCATTGCTACAGCGAGAGACATATTAGCGAGCAAGATTTTCTCTCTAACTTCCTTCAATAATAAATCTACTTTTTTGTTTAATTTATTTATAGGGTCTGTGTTATCCATAAGCAATCATAGTAACAAAAAAGTATTGACTTGTCAATAGTCTTGGTTTACTTTTTGTCTTGAAATGAAACATCCATTAGAAGAAGCATACGAGAGTTGCATGAGTGCTTACGAGCAATCGCGCACAATTCGTTCTATTGGACGAAAGACTTTTGCCAACCAGCTTCGTGAAACAAGAAGGATACTGAAACTTACTGTCAGGGAACTTGGGGATAAGATCGGGGTAACAGGATCGCTCGTCAACCAAATCGAAGTAAACTCGAAAAGTATTTTAAAGAAAGAACAAGTAGATAAAGTAATTGAATTATGCACGTCTTCATTGAAGCCGAAGAGGGCGTATACGTTCTCAAAGTCAGTCCCTACGCAGCAGGAAGACCAACCGCCATGCACCAGCGAGGAAAGCCCTTCCCAGCAAGCTACAGAACAGAATACGACAGTGTGGAGTTGGCCGCCATCGGACTTCAAGAGCTAACAGAATATTTTAAATGCTACGAAGAAAAACGGGTTTCAAAAAAACGGGTGGCAAATTAAAGAGTTTATCTGGATCAAGAAAAGCTAAGAATGCGGACTACGAAAAAGCCAAGGCAGAATACTTTGAAGAGAAAAACTACCAGTGTGAAATATGTAATGGGCAAGGAACAGACCTTCACCATAAGAAAGGAAGGGGCAAGTTCCTATGTGACAAGTCCTCATTCATGGTTCTTTGCCGCCTTTGTCACAACCGCTGCCACCACGAAGTAGGATGGGCAAGAGAGAATAGATATATAATTTATGACTACAAATAATACGTTTGAATCCCGCATCATCTGCGAGGGAACTGAAGTAAGCGAAAGCCCAACAAAGATTTTGTTTAGGCAAAGGTTCAACCAATGCTGGGTAAGCAAAAGCGATATTCGGATGAAAGAAACGCTTGGATTCCTTGACGGAGAGAAAATGATTCGTATTGTAGTTCCAGAAGAAATAGCGAATACTTTGGAACTTGAAGGAATGTTGGATTGATCTTTACTGGGAAGCATGGAGTCATGCAGCTAATTGCGAGCTTTAAAGCAATCTTGTTTAAATGGCATAAAGAGCCAAGCGGCAATACATGGGGCCGTCACTGAAACCATGACCAAGAGTAACGCCTTGGCCCAGTATTTACCAGTCTCCGTTATCATCTGATCCGTAGTCATCGTCTTGACTAACATCAGCCAGCTTTTCTTCTCGCGCCCAGAATCGGTTAGTTGGAACTGGTTTATCGTTACCGATAAAAACAAGTCCATTGCGCCGCGCCATTTCGAGTGCGTAGATTAAGCTATCGCTCAAATCCGGCGAGTAACCTGTTCTTCCCTTGAGATCATCCTTAGTCTCAATGGCGATCTTCTTATTTTTGATTGTGTATCTACGAAGGCAAAGTTCCCGCGCCAACTCAGATGCTGCATCAACACCAAAAATAACACGACTCTTGAAGGCGTGATAACAAGAGTAATAATACTCAGATACCAACCTGTCGTAAACATCCTTACACGGGCGTTTATCGACCTCTGCCGCGAGTCGATCAGTAGGTTTGCCCATAGATGATATAAGGGCAATAGAAACTCCTGTAGAGTCAAAGCGAAGCCACTCACGAATGATAGCCTGCCCCACTCGTCCACCATCACCGGATACGTCCATACCAAACTTCTGAGGCTGAACACCAGCGGCACGGCATAAAGCAACAACTTCAGTAGCCAGTTGGATTTCAAACTCAGCCGCAGCGTTAGCAGATAGTTGGATTACCTTTTGACTCTCCAACCACATGACACGATTGCGAGTGCCACGAACAAAACCAAGCTTGGCAATAGTAAGAACGCATCGGTCACCTCCAATTGTAAATGAAGTGTCAAAGCCTGCTACTTTAGTAAAGCCATCAGAATCCCAAATAGGCTCCTCATTTGTATCAGCGTTACGAATAAGATCAGCGGTAATAATTGTTTGAGCAAACCCAGTCTTCGGCCACCAACCAATAGCGTTACGAACATAGTCAATTGCATTTTCGTCTCCATAACACAATTTGAGCATCATTTCCTGCTTCTTACGATCCATAAGAAACGGAAACGGAGATGGTTCATTGGCAGGCGCGGCGAAGTTTGGGCTACGCATACCATTGTAAAATAAACAAACTCCAGTTTCAGTCTCCCACTTGTCCATATCTGGGTTGACTGAATCAAAGTTTGATTGGTCTTTCGGCATAGCCCAACGAGTGTGAGGATTATCACCAGCAGATGGGTTTCCAATACCGATAAAGGTAACATCGTTGTTTGCACCTAAGTTTACTTTTGAGGTAATCGCGCCCATTTCCATTTCTGGCAACTCATCAAGTGCAAGACGAATTCGATCATTCTTACGACCACGGGTGGTATCAACAGCCTTTTGACCTTCATTACCAGATGGAAATGCAAGAGCTTTGATAGCATTATCGTATTCTTTTTCTTCATCGTTTGTTGCTCCACCCCAAACAATCATGTGACGATAATCAATTAGTTTACCTATCTGAACGCGAGCGCATTTATAGAGTTTTGAGATGATACCCCATATGCGATCTTCGGACGCACCCAGAGTAGTAGTAGCTACCCAAGACGAAGTGCAGTGCGGGGCGGCACACCAATCAAGGTAAATCCAAAGACCAACTGGAAAACTTTTTCCCATTGAAGCTGCTCCCGCCAAACAAATATCAGTGTTACTGCAAAGTCCATCTAAGGTTCTAATTAACTGAGTATTGGTATATCCTCGGTTGTAAATAGAAACTTCAGTTGGCCATTGGAGTTTAACTGCATTGAAAAAATGTTCAGACGGGGAAAGTAGTTTAAAATCTGAAAGATTTATATTTTGTTTGATGCAATAATCTTTTCCGTATTCTCCTCGGCTTATAGCGTAGCAGTATAACTCAATTCCAAGATCATCCATGTTTTCTGGGAATTGAATGCCGTAACGACGAATACCTTTGTTTGAAGAAAAAACTCTTGACATATCAATAAGAAAATATATTTTCCGTGCAAAGGCAAGATGAAACTGAAAAACAAAAATCTCGCACCTGTCGGAGGGTGGTATTGGCGTTATGAGATCAAGCGCAATGATGTCGTATATCCAGCGATAGTTTATGGAAGCACATGGAATAGTCTCATTCAAAATATTCAAAAAGACTACCGATCCAATGGAGTTGATCTTCCAAGTAACATCGAACAAATGGTAGAGGATCAAACTTGCCAACGGCAACCAAGTGATCGTTGTTGGTATAATGATGGGCTTGGTGATCGTATCGCGCAAGCTATTCACACAGTAGCTGCGGTTACTGATAAAGTTCTTGGAACTAAACTTGAGCATAAAGCTCGCGGATGTAGTTCATGTAACAAACGAAGAAATGCCTTGAATTCATTATCGTAACCGATAAAAATAAAATCCTATGCTCTCAATCGGAAATGATAACTTCAGTTTAGCCACTCTCGATCAAGATGGCAATCCACCAGAAACACGAATCTCCAACGCTTCGCATTGCTGGAACATTGCAAATAATCTACGACTTGCAAATATCGGGCGCGAAAACAAACGAATTCGCATTTATAAAGCCTATAAATCTTTTCCTCCCACGGGTTACAGCAAGCTTGCCGAGAAACGACTTCCTTGGCAATCGGATGTCAATTATGGTCAACTTAGTTTTATCGTTGATAACCAGAAGTCCAGTTACTACGATGTAATTACAGAACGGCAAGCTTGCTGCACAATCAAAAGTAAATTTGGCAATGAAAAAGAACGACTCGTTAACTCAGAAAACATTGCAATTGCCTTTGACCAAGCAATCCGCGAGTGGCCCGGATACCTCTACAACACAGAACAAGACCTTGAGGAAATGTTGTTGTATGGAAAAGGAATTGGAATGTGGGATAGTCCACTTGGATGGATGCCAGAACACGTCTTCCTTTCTGACCTTCTCTTTCCAGACGACATTAGGATCGACTTTTGCAACCTTGAGGAGTTTGTCAGGCGTGTCCGTTTGACTCCATACGAACTTTACAAGAAGATTGAGAATCGTGCGGCGGCAGAAGCAATGGGTTGGAATGTGGATGCAGCAATTGACGCTATCCGTTTCCACCGCGCATTTACAAACCATCGTAAGACACGCGAGGACTTCTTCCGCACGATCAGCGAGTCAGGATTCAACTGGTCATTGTCAGTGAACCAGAAGATTGACCTCTACGAAGTTTACTGGAGGGAGTTTGATGGAAAGATTAGCAAGGCGATTATCCTCCAAGACTATCAACCGATTGCTGATTACATCAATTCCAACATCAAGGGAGCGGGTAAAATTAGTGAAGATGACATTAGGACTCAGCATGGGTTTATGATGTTGAAGGTTGGACTCTTCAATACATGGGATGAGATAATGTATATGCTTACCGACTCGGTAGGCAGTGGACTCTTCCAAGACATCAAAAGCCAAGCGGAATCGGCATTCGTAGCTTGCCGCCAGTATGATTTTACGATGAACTCGTTGGTTGATGCCGTCCGACTCAACTCCATGTTGATGATCGAGGGGCAGGGGCCAGACTCCACGAAAATGTTGAAGCAGATGGAATGGTTGCCAATCAGCGTAATGCCAGATGGCGCAAAGTTCATTCAGAACCGATTCCAGCTTCCAGTAGCAGAAAGCATGAGCTTCATGCAATTCTTCATGGGAGATATGTATAGGGGCATGGGGCAGTATCGTATCAACGCTCCAACTGCTGGAGGAAAACAGCGCACGAAGGGTGAGGCAGAATTGGATGCGGCTGAGTCAGCAAAACTATCTGGAACTCAAATTCGCCGTTTCAATGAGTGCCAAACCCTCTATTTCAAACAACTCTACAAACGCTTTGTAAGTTCTAAATCCAGCGATGATGGATATGAGTATGTTAAGAAGTTCTATGAGATTCTTGAAGAACTCGGAACTCCTAAAGAAGCTGCTGCTTGGAAGAACATCACCAGTATTCGTTCTAATCTTATTAGTGGGGCGGGAAGCCCATCATTCAAACTTATCACGGCAGAGAAACTATTGCAGATTACAGCAATTACTCCAGCCAACGAAGGGCAAGAAAACGCAGTCAAAGACGCAATCGCGGCACTATCTGGCCGAGACAACGTAGCCCGTTATCGGAATACTAAGCCAACTAAGATTACTGATACTGCTCGCGTAATCGGATTTGAAAATGCTGGAATGACAGATGCCTTTGTTAATCCACAAAACTTCCCTGTGCTGCCAACTGATCCACATATCGAACACGCTGTTGGTCACTTGCAAGATATGATGATGCAGTTGCAGATGACCATGCAAGCAGTTCAAGGTGGTCAACCAGAACTGGCAGACCTATCGCTTGCAGTTCGTTCTGTTAAATTCAAAGGTGGTCACATCATGGCGCACGTTGAATATATCGCCAAGGATGAATCCAAGCAGGACTTCTTGAAACAATTCATGGGTGGAATGCAAGAAGCACAAGGAATGGCAGATCAACTTCAACAAGTTTACGTTGAAATGGCTCAAGCTGAAGCTCAGAAACAAGGTCAGCCTAACTCGGAAGAAGACATCAAACTTCAATACCTCGCTGCTAAATCTGGCATTGAGATTGATACCAAGAAGAAACTTGCTGATATTTCGGTTGGTAAAGCTTCTATCAGTCACGCTCAACGCACCGAGCAACGCAAAGAACAAGGCATCACTCAACTTGCACTTCAGAAGGCTAAGGCTCGCGCCGAGATTCAAAAGGAGAAATCCAAGCAAGCAGCAATGCAAGGCAAGCAAGCCCCAGAGATGGAAGAGCCAGAAATGGAAGAAGAGGAACCGGAAGAAACCGAGACTGAAACCGAAGAGGTTGAGACTCCAGAAGGAACCGAAGAAGTTGAGATGGAAACCACACCGACACCAATGCAATGACAACAGATAAAGTAAAATCCCTATGTGCAGCAATAACCACACACGAAGACTGGAACAAGCTACAAGCATACCTGCTACTTAACGTAAACCCACCAGAAGGAGTAACCACGTTAATCCATGCAATCAAAACTATTGAAGCTATTGGAACAGAAGAGCAAGGAGCATTCAAAAAAGCAAAGTCTGCTGCAAGGCATAAAGAGCCAGCGGACAGCACAGTTGATCCAGACCTCGATGAAATCTAATTTATGGCAGACACAAACGACACAGCAGAAGTAATCAAGGAACTTAAGGCAAAACCTCAAGTTCCAATTAAAGGTAACACATCTGACTTCCTCAAGAAGTTCAGCAAACAACAAACTGATGATGGCAAGCCAAGTGCAACCAACATCGGCGACCCTAACCTTGGAATACCTAAATACAATGAAGAAGAACCACCAGAAGAACCAACTGGAATTACCGAAGCTGAAATCACGTCTGACCGGACAGGTAAGAAAAAAGGCTTCGTTGAGCGACAGATCGAAGAAAACCGCAAGCTCAAAGAAGAACTTGAGAAATACAAAAAGGACGAAATCCCCAAGTTTGAAACGAAAATCCAAGAGCTTGAGCGAATGGTATCCGAATCAACATCGACCAAAGAAGCGAACCATTACCAAGAACAACTCAACAAAGCCAGCCAAGAAAAGCTTGAAGTTGAGCAACAACTATCAGAACAGATCAAGGAACTCCGGAGTAAATTGGATTTCCATGACATCACAAGCAATCCTGATTTCAAGAAAACTTATCTTGATCCTATCAAGAATACCTATGATACTGCGCGACAATTGCTATCCAACGATCCAACGCTTCTTTCAGTATTCTCCCGCGCTGTTAATGCAAACTCCTCCATCTTCAATGCGGCATCCGAAGAAGATCGTAGAGCGGCAGAAACAGATCGAGACCAAGCGTTCGAGGAAATCACAAACTCGCTCTCGCAATTCAAACAGTATCAATTCGCGGAGCAAGTCAACAGCTTCATCAAAGCAACTCAAGGACATCACGCTGCTCTTGTCAACTTTGAAGAAACCAAGCAGAATATAATTCAAAACTCTAAGCAAAAAGAGCAAGAGGGCAGGAATAAGTATCTGAACCAATGGCGCGAAAGCTACAAGAACACGCAACAAGAAATCGACAATGCTACTGCAATTCCAGATTCAATTGTTGATTACATGAAGGAAAAGGGAATCAAGTATGACTTGTCCCGTGACGAAGCTATTGCGCTTGCTGCAACTCAACAAACGAGTGAACAAGCATCAGTGGAAGATATGAATCGGTTGATCCATCAAGGACGTGCATATCAAAAGGTGCAGGCACAACTCAAAGCTTATCAAGAGATGGTTAAAGAGAAAGATGAGTATATTGCACAACTGAAAGGATCGTCACGCATCTCATCTAACCCAAGTTCATCGGATTCCCAGAAACCAAGAATGAGTATGACAGAGGGACTGGCTGCAAAAATCGCAAGGTTTTCGCCGCAAAATCGCTTGACTGCATAGCCCATCATTCCTAATTCTGGTTGTCATGGGGGAGGTAGATTTATTTGTCCTACCTCCCCCTAACTTTTTTAAAAAATATTACTTGACATAGTAAATACATGATCGCAGTGTGGCGCATAAGAGATAGCCGAAATTATCGTTTACGATAAAATTAGGGACTCAACCGCACTCTGGTTGGCGAGTATCAGAACTCGCATGAAAATCTGTTTCCGGACTGGTCTTGAAAAAGACACCGAGGGTTGAATTCCGGCTCGAAACCAACAAGCATTCGCTTGGGGCTTTCGGGCCTTTTGCGTTTGTGAACCAAACTAAAACTAAACTAAAATCAAATAAATCATATGTCAGAACAGCTATATTTCAACAGTTGTGCCGAGATTGACAGTTTTTTCCGTGAGGGCCGCGAATATTTCAACGACCTCTATGTGAAGAAGCTTGTTACTAACAGCGCATACTTCACACGTTTTGAGGAGCAAGCATGGCCTCTTAATCACACAACCGAACAGAAAGCATTCCGCTTTGGCCGTGGATTCCACGATCCTTGCACCCCTTTCCGTGCGATCAACGACACCTATTGCGAGACTGATTCTTGCGATAGCAAACCCGAAGTCATTCAGCGTCCCGGCACTGAGAGCTACACTTTCGAGCTTCTCCGTAAAGAGATGACGACTGACTGGATTTGCGTTGAGAGCCTTCTCTACCGCCTTTTCCCTGCTGAAGAGATTCTTCAGTTCGAGGAGTCGAATGCCCGTATCACCAAGAATGTCCACGAAGAGTTCCTTCGCAGCAACTACATCGGT